TTATCTGTTGATACTTGTCTGTTTAAACAAAACTCTTCTAAATGATTTTGTAATTGATCCTCTGTTCGTAATCCCTCCGCAGGTTCTGTAACTTCTGCATTGTGTAATAATAAATTTGTTATTGTAACCCAATCTTTTTCTTTTAATGTTGGTGGTCTGTTTCTTAATTGTTTCATACATGCCTCCTGAAATAAACTTTGTTGTCTCAAGTATTTTACATTCTCTAAGTATAATCTTTCTCCGTCTACATTGAGATAGTAGTAAGGGTCCTCCAAGTCTATTACCTGGAGGTCGGTTAGCCCAGGAAACAATATCTCCTGGCCGATACCATATTTTCTAGTTCGACATAATATTTTATCACACATACTACACATAGGTTCATCTTTACATTTATAGCCCCATTCTTTTTTATCGTGTTGTGTAACAACTATCTGCACTTCCGAATCTGACAATGGTCTTTCCATTGCAGTTGCATTAAATAAAATTAATTTTGATTTCCACTCTGCTGGCCATTTTTGTTTTGCATATACACCATAATGAAACAAGGCATTATTTCTACCACCTTCACCTATCTTGTTCATAGCTAGTGTTTCAATACACGGTGGTCCATCGTTGTATTCTGATTTAGGTCTTTCTACTTTTATACTGTCAACATCTTTTACTTTTTTAATTTCATACAATTCAAAAAAACTTTCTAGTGTAGCAGCTTGACCTGTTTTATGAAATGCATACCTCGTTGTATTCTCAAAATTAAAGTATGGTAAATTTAAAAAATTTCCTGTATCATCTTTCGATTTTAATTCTGTTTGTTTTGGAAAAACTTCTGATCCACCATATCCTAATACAGCTTTTATCTCCATCAACTTATCTTGCATAGATTTTGCAGACACATAATCCTCTGTAAATAAAAATACGTGTGCACCACCAGACTTAGATCTAAATACTATTAGTGGTAAATTTAATTTATCTATCTTGTCGATTAATTGTTTGTGATCAAACCCTGCATAAGAATCTATATCTATACATCCCCACTTACATTTATTGTCATCATTAATTGGTATGACACCTAGACTATCTGTGCCACCTAAATGTTTTTTCCATAAATCATCAGTAACTGGTTCTCTTTTTATAAAAGATACACCTTTTATTTTTTTACCGTTACCATTTGATTCGCCTACTTTAGTGACACCGTGAGCACGGTCTAATCCTATGAATATACTTTTAAATTTTTCTATCATAACAATGCAAAGTGGGCGCTTCCCCTCTCGCTTCGGCGCCCACTACCTAGGATACTGTTAGTATGGTTGTTTGGAGTCTGATTCTCCGTTGCCATGCTTCGCCTCAACTTCACCTTTACCTACGCTAATTGCAAAGTTTTTTGCCATGTCATAGATATTTTTATCTGAGACTGGGCCAACTTTAGTTACGTCCCATCCAAACCATGTACCCTTGTCGTTTGACATTTGTACAGTTTTTAGATTGTAAATGTGGCTGTATGTTGGCGGAGTAAAAAGTCCGTTCTTACCCTGCATTTTGATACCCATCATCATTGAGTTCCATTTTCTGCTCACTTTTAATTGTGTGCCTTTCATAGAAATCAAAGCTGTTTGTGGTGTAGTACCTACAGCTAACACAAAGTGTTGTGCAGTGTTATCAAGATAATTACCGTTTGGTAATCTATCTTTGTAGTCTTTACCTCTTGTGGTCTGACTAATGATATCACTACTAGCTTCGTGAATTGCAACAGGTGCACCAGTGCTGGTACCTCTATCCTGCCACTCAATGTATTGTCTTTTGTAATGACAAGGTACAATTTGTATCTCATCAAACAACTCATTGGTAACAGTGTTTATGATTCTGCCGGGTTCTGCGCCCTCGACATATTTTGCATCTCTCTTGTTTACTTCTGGAGATAGCTGACCCAAAACTTTTAAGAAAGGTAACGCAAGATCTTCCTGCGATATGTTTTGAGCTC